TTCTGCTTCTTTAACTACATATCCTACATCAGGTTTAGCAGATGGAACTGTATGGATTGTATCCGGAGACTCTACTCCTAATAATAATGGAGATGCTTATATACTAGATTCAGGATCTGTAGGTGTGTGGTTACCTATAGCTCCTTTAGATCAAGCAGCAGGTGATGCTAGATATTTAATGTTAAATCCACAGTCATCTTTGACTGGTAATTTAAATTTAGGAACTAATAATATTACAAATGGTGGATCAATAACCGCTACTTCATTCACAGGTAGTTTACGTGGTACATCAAGTTGGGCGAGTAATTTTAATGAAACTGATCCTATATTCTTATCTAAAGAAGGAAGTTTAATTACAACATCAAGTTTTAATAATTTAACTTCTTCATTTAATAACTTTACTTCTTCATACCAAACTGATAGTTCTTCATTTAATATTAGAATAAATAGTTTAACAAATGCAACTAGTTCATATGTTCAAAATTCACAAACTAGTTCTTTTGTAAGAAATTCACAAACTGGATCTTTTACTACTACTACTTCATTTAATAGTTTTACTTCTTCATATCAAACAGATAGTAGTTCTTTTAATAGTAGAATTGATAGTATTAATAATTCAACTGGAGGTTTCGCTGTTACTAGTTCTACTAATTATTTTAAAGCAACTCAATATATAACAAGTAGTCAAGGTAGTATATTATTAAATCCAGACGGTCGTATAAGTTTATTTGAACCTAATGGTATAACAGCTAAAATAATTCTTAACACTGACTCAGCTACTGAGCGAGCTATACAAATTAATTCAGGCTCAGAACAATCTACTTTTGGGTATTCTCCTTTTACTTATGGTACAGGTTTATTTTTTATAAGTAATAATAATCTTACTATTGATGGTAGAATAATTAGATTACCTGTTAATAGTGATGGAGCTGATGTAAAAGTTACTTTTTATACTCCTATTAGTGCTTCTTTAGGTATTACAAGTAGTTTATTCGGAACATCTACAAGTGCCTCATATATAACAGGCTCAACATTTATCTCAACAAATCCTGCTCTATCAAGTTCATATGCTTTAACAGCGTCATATGCTTTAAACGGAGGAGGTGGAGGACCTACATCACCTGGAGGATCAAATACTCAAATACAATATAATAATAATACTACATTTGGCGGTGTTCCAACATTAACATATGATGGCACAACATTAAGAGCTACAGGTTCATTTACAGGTTCATTTACTGGTCCTGTACTAGTTACAACTGACACAACAAATACTTTAAGATCTTTAGTTTTTACAACTGCTGGAGCATCAGAAAATAAATCCTTATTTATTGACGGTGATGCTACAAATGATTTAGCTTATAATCCTAATACAGAGACTCTTCAAATAGGAGGTACTAACAATTCAACAGGTATAATATCATCATCTATTTTTTACAGTAAATACTCAGCTGCTTTTCCTCTTATTGGATTTATAGGTACAGCATCTTGGGCTCAAAGCTCTAGCATATCTGTTAATTCTTCATTAGCTACTAGTGCGTCTTATATAACCGGATCTGTATTTACATCAACAAATTTAGCTTTATCAAGTTCATATGCTTTAAGTTCATCGGCGGCTGGAATAGCTTCAAAAGTAATTATAAGTCCTACTTCAACAAATAGTGATTACAGAGTTTTATTCACATCTAATTATACTACTGGAGATACAAATGTAGACAATGTTGGTGGTGATTTTATATATAATCCTAGTACTAATGTTTTAACTGTTGCTAGAGCAGTTTCAAGTTCTACATTCTTTTCTACAACATCTCCTGGGATTGGATTTATAGGAACTTCTTCTTGGGCTGAAAGTGCTAGTATATCTATTAGTGCTTCAAGAGCATCAACTAGCTCATTAGCTATTACTTCTTCTACAACACAGATAGCCGCTGGCACTTTTGGCACTTACAATTTACTTCCATATACAAATACATCCACAGCTCAAGATGGATCATATCCTTTATCATTTTCAACTAGACTAGCTTTTAATAGTAACTCTGGGTCATTAAGATTAACATCAAATCCTACTTCTACAATCCCAACATTAGTTATTAGTGGTAATGCTTCAAATAAAGCTGTCTCAATAAATGGATCTTTAATAGTATCAGGTTCAAATGGAGCAGGAGTATTTTCAAAAGGAGGAACAATAGCAGATCTAGTTAATGGTGTATCTACAACAGGATCATATGCTGTTTGGAGAGCACCATTTCCATGCCAAGTAGTAGCAGTTTATGGAAGAAGATCAGGAGGTACAGCCTGTCAGATTAATGCCTCAAAAAATAATACATTACACTCAGCTACTAATTTATCACTATCAACAGATAATACTTGGACTCCTGTTCCTACTCTTCAAAATACTTCATATACTATAGGAGATAGTTTAGAAATAATAATTAGTGGTAGTGCTAATAATCAAGTAGCAGTACAAGTAGACTTTATTAAAATATAAAAAAATATGCCTGTACTTTTATTTACAACATCTACTATTTGGACAGTTCCCGCTGGTGTAACTTCTGTAATAGCAGAATGTTGGGGAGGTGGTGGAGGTGGAGGGGGTGTAACAAGTCCTGGAACAGCTGCTGGAGGCGGTGGAGGTGGAGGATACGCTAGAAGAATATTAACAACAGCTAATTTTATAGGAGGACAATTATCTCTAGCAGTTGGAGGTGGAGGATCTGGAGGAGGAAATGGATTAAACGGAAATATTGGAGGTGACACATATATTAATGACATTAATACAATAATAGCCAATGGAGGAGGCGGAGGATCAGCTTCTACAAGTAACATAAATAGCCAAGGAGGATTTGGTGGATTTGCTGGAGCCCCAGGAGGTGTTTTTTATGCTGGCGGTACAGGTGGGCAAGGAATAGCTAATAACTGGTCTGGTGGTGGTGGAGGAGGAGCAGGATCAACAGGTACTGGAGGATCAGCTTCACCAAATCCTATTAATATAAATCAATCTTTTGGATTAGGTACATCTGAATTAGGTGGAAATGGAGCTATAGGCAGAAATTCTAGTAATAATGGAACTATAGGATTTAACTATGGTGGAGGAGGTAGTGGAGGTTTTAGAAATAGTGGCGGAGGAAGAACCGGAGGAGCAGGAGCACCAGGACTAATTAGGTTAACTTTTGGTACATTAACATCAACTCCTATTTTTATACAATGGATAGATGATTCTGATTATTAAATAGTTTTTTTATCATATTTATAATAAACTAACACATTATGAATATTCCTATATATCCTGGCTCATCTTCCTTCTTTCCAGGAAATACTCCTTTTGGCTTTTATGATAATGATTATCAATTTCAAGTAGATGCTGATAAAGTAGTAACTTTTTGTGCTAGAAGATTAGGTTATCCTATTATGGAAGTTGAACTCCAGGACATAAATTTCTACACTGCTTTTGAAGAAGCAATTACTACATACGGAAATGAATTATATGCTTTTCAAGTTAGAGATAATTTATTAAATGTTTTAGGAGCATCAACTGCTTCTGTTTTAAATCATTCTTTACTAACACCAACAATGGCGGGTGTTATTAAGTTAACTCAACAATATGCTGCTGAAGCAGGAGCTGGAGGTAATATAGAATGGTATAGAGGATCAATTCCTTTAACAGCTAGTGTTCAAGATTATGATTTAAGTCAATGGGCAACTAGTAATAATATAACAGGAGGTATTGAAATTAAAAGAATATTTCACGATGGACCTCCAGCGGTAACAAGATTCTATGATCCATATGCTGGAACAGGCTTAGGTACTCAAAACTTAATGGACAGTTTTGGATTTGGAGCTTATTCTCCATCTGTAAACTTTGTTTTAATGCCTGTAAGTTATGATATACAAGTAATTCAAGCTATTGAATTTAATGATCAAGTTAGAAAATCTGCTTATTCATTTGAACTTATAAATAATAAACTTAGAATATTCCCTATTCCTGATAGAAGTATTGATCTATGGTTTCAATATATTAAAATAGATGAAAGAGCAAACTCAGCAGTTCAAAATGCTCCTGGTCGAGTAACTAATGTATCAAATATTAATTTTGCTAATCCAAATTATACTCAAATTAACTCAATTGGACGCCAATGGATATTTGAATATACTTTAGCTTTATGTAAAGAAATATTAGGATATATTAGAGGTAAATATTCTCAAGTTCCTATTCCAAATAGAGAAGTAACACTTAATCAATCAGATTTATTACAATCTGCTAAAGATGAAAGAATAGCTTTAATTGAAAGATTAAGAGCATACTTTGATGAAACTTCTCGCCAAGCTTTATTAGCAAGAAAACAAGCAGAAAGTGATTCAGCTATGAATGAATTAGGAAAATCACCAATGCAAATATATATAGGATAAAATGGCACTCTTTGGATCTAGCAGAGATGTTTCATTTGTGAGACGAATGAATAGAGAATTAATGGGTAACATTATTTCTCAACAATGTGCTTTCTACAAATATAGATTAGCTGAAACTAAAGTTAATATGTATGGAGAAGCATCTGAAGGAAAATATTTTGATGGTCCTGTTTTATTTAATGCTTTAATAACAGTTGGTGATAATTCTAGTCCTACAAGTGATTTAGGTGTAGATTTTGATTGGCCTATAACATTTGCTTTTTTAAGAGATGATTTAGTAGATGCTCAAATTCATCCTGATGTAGGAGATATTATTCTATATCAAGAAAGTTATTGGGAAGTTGATAATACAAATACCATCCAATTTTGGTTAGGTAAAGATCCAGATTTTGGATATGAACCTAATCCTTTAAATCCAGGATTATCTAATTTTGGATATAATGTTAGTGTGACTTGTGAAACTCATTATGTTCCTGCTGACAGGATTAATTTACAGAGGACTCGTCTTTAATAATAATTTATTATAAAATGATAGGTATCTATAAAATTACAAATCCAAGTGGTAAAATTTATATTGGTCAATCTACTAAAATTAAAACTAGAACAAATTTTTATAAAACATACAATTGTAAAAAACAACCTAAACTTCTTAACTCACTTAAAAAATATGGTTGGGAACAACATATTTTTGAAATGATAGAAGAATGCTCTATAGAGCAATTAAATGAAAGAGAAATATATTGGGGAATATTTTTTAATGTTTTAGGAAAAAATGGATTAAATTTAAGATTAGGAAAGGGTAGAGGAGCATGTAGTGAAGAAACTAAACAAAAAATGAGAAATTCTCATTTAGGAAAAAAAGATAGTGAAGAAACTAAAAATAAAAAAAGTCAAGCTTTAAAAGGTAAATCTAAACCTAATGGATTTGGAGAAAATCACAGTCAAGCTTTAAAAGGTAAATCTAAACCTAATGGATTTGGAGAAAAATTAAGTAAAACTAAAACTGGCAAACCTCTTCCTTTAGGCACTGGTGAAAAAATAGGTAAAACTAAAGAAAAATCGGTAATTCAATTTGATAAAATAGGAAACATAATTAATATCTTTAATTCAGCTAAAAAGGCTGCTATTTATATAGGAGTACATGATGTTAATATGAGACTCCATTTAGGAGGAAAATATAAAACATGTAAAGGATTTATCTTTAAATATCAAAACTAGACTATAATGGATTTAGGAAGAAGAATAACACCAAAAACACAAAGAGAAATTCTTATTTCTCAGCAAGAACCATATATTCCGCCTCCTGGAGCTCCAGGATTTTCACCTACAGGAAATCCTAATTTAGCTAATAATCCAAATAGAGGTAATGAAATTTCTTTTAAAGGAGATACTACAAAACCTTTTTCAATAGGAATTCAAGATATTGATGAAGCTGTATTTTATTATTTTACAAATGTTATAAAACCTTTTGTAATACACAATGGAGATAGATTAGAAGTTCCTATTATATACGGTTCACCCGAAAAATGGAAATCATTCCAGAAAGATGGATATTATAGAGATGTTCAAGGTAGAATAATGTTACCTCTTATAATGTTTAAGAGAGATAATATTGAAAAAGTTAGATCTATATCTAATAAATTAGATGCTAATAATCCTCACAATGTGTCTATTCAAAGTAAAAAATATTCATCTAAAAACGCATATAATAATTTTGATATTTTAAATGATATTAAACCTGAGAAAGTAAATTATGCTGTTGTTGTACCTGATTATCTTACTTTAACATACAGTTGTGCTATTAATACTTATTATATGGCTCAATTAAATAAAATTATTGAAGCAATTGAGTATGCTTCTGACTCATATTGGGGAGATCCTCAACGCTTCCAATTCAGAGCAATGATTGATAGTTTTAGTACAACAACAGAGCTATCAGATAGTAAAGAAAGAGTTGTTAGTAGTACTTTTTCTATTAAATTAAATGGATATATTATACCTGATACTATTCAAAAAGA